GCTCTCCCTTTAGCATTTAAACCTCCACTTGGAGATTTACCTTCTTTTCTTTGCCATGCTGGACTCTTTGCCATATTATCCTTTTTTTGCTTTAGCCATTTTCTTAAAAGTTAATGCTAATGCTTTAGCTTTACCTGTGCAACCTGGTTTAGTAATAGGAGTACATTTACCTTCAGTACCTCTTCTTTTTATAGAGGCTGTAGCTTTTTGTATCCAGTTTTTATCTTTAGCCATTGTTATTTCTTTTTAGCTGTTTTAGCTGATTGAACAAATGCTTTAGAAGTTGGGGCACCAGCAGCTCCAGGTTTTCTCATTTTCTCCCCAGAGCCAGCTTGTATCCTTTTTCTTTTAGCATGTATGTTTGCATACAAACCTGGTTTAGTTGCCATTATTTCTTTTTAGTTTTAGTAGCACCACCCATTTTTTTAATAACACCTCTACCTTTTAAGATATCAGCTTTGGTTACTTTTCCATCTTTGTTAAGATCTGGAAAACTACCACCTGTTTTTCTAACAGTTACTGCTGGTTTAGCTGAACTAGTAAATCTACCAGCAAAGTTTTTTTGATAGTTAGCTTTGTTAGCTGCATCTGATGCTGCAGATCTAGCTGATTGAGCTCTTTCTTTTTCATAAGCTCTAACATTAGAAGGTCTTTTAGTAGCTCTAGCTGCAGCTTCCATTTTAGGTTTTATGTTAGAACCTTGTAACTCTTCAGGACTAAATTTAGATTTAGCTTGAGCCATATATTGAGCACCTGCTGTACTATCTGAAACTGCTTTTTGCATTCTTGGAGATATAGGAGCTATTGGTTTTACTGGAGCTGGTGTTGTAGCCATTCCTACTTGTGCTTTTTTTAATGCAGATTTCTTGGCAAGTGAATCTCCTATAGCACGAGCTTTTTCAATTTTATTTGATGCAGCTTTAAATGCTGAATCATAAGATGATTTCTTAACTTTTGTTGAACCACCTGTTTGTTTTTTAGCTAATTTTCTCATAATATTTTTATATTAACATGATTTTTTAGAACCACCCATTTTCATTTTAGCAGGTACTGCACCTTTAGGGGGAGTATTAACTTTACCAGATGGTTTAGCTTTAATACCTTTTTGTACTTTAGCAGTACCATTAGTACCACCTTGTTTACCTGTAGGTTTAGTAACTACTTTTGCTTTTATATCTTTCATGATTATTATTTTTTTAATTTACCTGCTGGTACATTACAAGCTTCAATATTTTTTCCACCAGTATAACGAGTAGGGTTAGTTACTACAGTAACATTAGCATTTTTTCCTCCTGTGTATCTTGTAGGGTTTGTTACAACTTGAGGATAAGAGTTTGCGGTTTTCATTTGTCCAGCCATGATATTTAATTTTAATTAGTTATACATTCCAATATTTTTCAACCTTTTTAGTTAAGTCTAATAATAAACCATCATTAAGAGGGTTCTTTAAGAACTCAACACAATCAGCTGCATTTCTTCCCATCAAAGCACTTGAATCAGTATGGTAAATAAATCCATCAGATTTTGCTATAATAAATTTGTAGTAAGTAGAATCTTTAACAATAGATTTCAACTTAAGTGTCTCCATATCAGATACTGCTGCATCTAAGAATAATTGAGATGCTCTTTTGATATTTGGTTCAACACCTTCTCCTCTAATAAATCTATCCATGTTGTCATATACAATATCATTAGGAGTAGATTTTTTGTATTGAACACTATTACCATCTACTACTTTAGCAACATAGAAAAGTTTGTTTTGATTTTTATCAAACAACTTAGTAAGTTCAGCAATAGCTTTATTTCTAAGTTTAGAAAGCTCAGTTTTAGTAGATACAGTTTCAACAAATTTATCTAAGTAAAATTTAGGTGCAACAGATCTGCTTCTTGCATCTTCATAGCTTCTAGCTACTATAGAGAATCCACCATTTTCTATTGCATATATCTTAATCAAGTCATGTGCATCTTTAGAGGGATCCAAATAAACTGGTTCATTACCACATCTAATTGTAATCTTACTCCAAAAGTCATGATTGTTAGGAGATAATAATTGAACTTTATTCCAAAAATCTTTATCATTAGGATCAATAATGTTAGCAGCTAATTCTTTTTCTAATTCAGAAACTACATTTCTAATTTCTTTAATCTTAGCTTCTCTTTCTTCTGGATCCTTGATTAATTTAATTTCAGGTGCAAATTCATTTAGTCCTGTTAAATATCTTGTTATACCATTTCTCTCTATACAAGCTAATTGCTCTTCATGGAATACTCCATCAAATAAAGACATGTTATATTTTTCAAGACCTAAATTACTTTTGTTTGGGTCAAAGAACGGTTTGATAGTTATACTACCAGATTTTGCTGTTTCAGCTAATGATACAATTGAGTAACTCATGTTGGTTTATTTTTGTTGGTTTATTTATTTAATGTAAAAATAACAATTATTGGTTAAACTTACAATTTTGCCCCACATCAGAATCATGATTTCTGTAGAAGTCTTTAACTTGCATGTGGGTGAAGGTACCTATAATTTAAAAGGGGGTATTTAACAACCCCCTCTTAAGGTACAAGTATTAGAATGATCCACCTGTGATTGGGTTTCTCATAACAATTTTCAACACTTTGGTTGGATCTTTAACCCAAATAGCTGGCATTGTTTGTGTCATCATTACACGGTATCCATTGAAGTTACCATTAGATTGGAAACCTTGAGTTCTTCCCATGTAATCCATAGTTCCATTTTGGTAGAACCATTTCAATTGATTATCCCAAGATAATTTTAACATGTAGATGTTGTCATTACCTGTATCAGTGATATCAAAAATTACAAAGCTGTAAGAAGATAAAGGATTACCATCAATGATTGGATTCTCAATATCATTAGTATGTAAGTTATCAAAAGCTGGATTAAGAACAAACTTAACATTAGCTAAGAAAGGAATTACATAACTAGTGAAAGCAAATCCAAAATTTAAATCCATTCCTTGACCAGAGATTGCACCAATACCATTGTTAGATGCAGCTTGGATTACTAAACCTGAGTTAACAGCTTCACGCTTGATAGCCTCATTTACTAATCTCATACCACCCATACCAGTTTGTACAATCAATTGTCTTTTTGGATCTGGACCTTGGAACTCCACACGACCTGCATAGAAGTTATACAATTCAGATCTGAACAATTCTAAGCTGAAGCTAGATTTGTTGTATACTCTTTTGTAAGAGTTATCTAATTGTTTCCAAAGACCCACAGATAATCTCATATCATCTGGACCATCTTGCTTAATTCTACCACCATGACCCCACATTAAGTAAGTTTCAATGTCAGTAGCAATTTTAGTCAAGTGAGCTGCTTCCATGCTAGTTAAGAATGTACGAGTTAATGTACCATTTCCTACTGCTCTTTTTAAATAGTCTTTACCCATTTTAGAAGCAACATCCTCAATTTTAGAAATTGCAGGATCAACATTTTTGTCAAAGTTTCTCCAGATTTCTGTAACAGGAACTGTTCCATCTGCATTCATACCACCTTTTAACATTAAATCAGCTCTTGAAGAAACTGAATAATGAACATGAGCTTCAGCACCACCCACAAAGTTATAGAATTCACGGAAACCAGATCTAGTTTGAATATCTGAAAATCTTTCACCATACTCACCTCTAGCAGAACCTTTTCTGAACAATTTAGTTTGTGGTGTTAAATACTTGTTCTCTAAGAATTTGTAGTTATCATTGTTTACTAATTGAACAGTATAGATGAAACCATCACCCATAGGTAAGATATCATCAGCTGTGATGTACATCTCAACACCATTGTATTTGTCATAAGTGATGATATCACCATGTCCAAATTCTCTTTTGTTGATTTTAACTTTGAAAGTTGTACCATCAATACCTTTTGTAGCATTTCCTGCTTCAATATCTTCTACAATGTAAGGAAGATCTTGAGACACTGGAGTTTGCCATTTGTACTCACCACGAGCATTATCTACATTAATGATGTTCTTGCCACCAAATGAAGATAATTGGTAAAGAGGCATTTCAACCTTTTGAGACATAGCCCAGATATCTACTGGTCCTAAATCCATAGGTTCTGCATCTTTCAACATATTCACTAAGTGATAAGAATCTACATGTGAACTAGCTTGGTAGTTGGTATCACGTAGAAATATACCATTGTTTAAAACTGGAGTTGACATTTTGTTTTGTTTTTGTTTTTAGTTGTTGTTTATAATTTATGTTAATTTATCTTTTGAAAAAATTCTGAGATGGTCTAGCTATTCCTGAAGATTGTTTTTTAACTTTAGATTCAGAAGTATCATTAGACATACCAGATGTTAATTTATTACTTTGTTCTGTTTTTAATGCTCTAACTGTTTTTTCAGTTGCTTCTTTTTTACCTATCTCTCTAACTCTTGCTTCAAAGCCTTGTTCATCTGATAATAACCAAAGTGCTTTAGCAATTAATCCATGATTAGGTTCAACATATTGATATTTTTCTAACAAGTGCCCTAAAAGATTTGTAGGCTTTCCAGACATTGATGGATAGTTAGCTTGAGTTAACCCAGAGAATAATTGACTTTGAGTTTTTTTATCAAGTTTTAATCCATTTAATTCACCTGGCTCTAACACTCTATAGATATTATCAGTATATAATTGAGCTTGTTTTTGTTGTTGTTTGCGTAAGTGCTCTTGTTGTTCTAGTTGTCTAGCTACAACTTGCTCTTGCATAGCATCTAATTTTGGTTTGAATTTTTTAGCTTTAGCTTCTAATTCATCCCTATCTTTCCATGCTTCAATTTCTTCTTCTATTTCATCAGCATCACCAAAGTTAGTTGCATGTAAATAGCTTCTAACAATTTGTTCTTGACTGTTTTCATCAGAAGTATCTAAACTTCTAATTTCTTCTGCTGCTGCTAATGATCTGAATAGAGACTTAAGATCTTTACCACCATTTGCTACATAGTGAGCAGCAACTTGCAACTCATTAGGAAGAGCATCAAAAAATTCAGATGAAACTTGTTCTTGTAGTTTTGTTACTCTTTCATGCTCATTAGCTTCATATAACTCTTCAAAATCTTTGACAGTATATTTTTCAATATCATCATTGTCCTCAAATGGAACAATTAAACCTTTTTGAATAAGTTTATTAGTTAACTCTACAAGCCCATTAGGTCTGCCACCTTTTTTAGTAGGTCCTTCATTTTCTTCAGCTTCAGCAGTCTCATTAATAATACTATCAATTTCAGCTGATGCTTGCTCTGCTGTTTTCTTTGGTTTAAAAGAACCTTCAGCTCCTGCAGTTTCACCTTCTGATGATTCTTCATTTTCTTCAGGATTATCAAGGAACGATAGATCTGCATCTTTTCTAGAAAAGATACTAGGTTTCTCTTCTTTTTTTGTTTCAGCAACCATGATGTTTTCAGCACCAGGTGTACCTAATAGTTCATCAAGGTTCATTTCAACCTCTTGAACTGTTGTTGTGTCTTTATTTTCTGACATAAGTGTTGGTTTAATTGACTATGTTACTAACAAATTTAATAAAATAAACTTTATAAATTTAATACTAAGGGATACTATAGAATAATTTTTTCCATTATATGGCTAACTCTATTTCTTCTTATTATTATTTTTAGCTTTTACATCAAATTTATTTTTATTTTCTCTTGCTATATTTAAATCCATCTGCTTCATTTGCATTTGAGCTTGTAATTTCTCTCTTTCAATTTGAGCCTTTTCTCTATCATTCTCTGTTCTGTTAGACTCTTTATTGTATTGCAAATTCATGTTTTCTTTATACTGTTCAGTTTTTTGAATTTGTCCTAAAGCATCCATATAATCAGACTGTTGGTTCTGATTAATATCTTGCATAGCACCATATCCAGCAGATTTAATTTCAGCAATAAGTATATCTTTTCTTCTATCTTTCTCAGCTTCTTGCATTTTAGTATCAAGTTCAAGTTGTTTTTCTTGAAGTCTAGTTTGCATTTCTTGCTGTTGCATTTCTTGTTCATGCTGTTGTTGTTCTTGTCTCAACTTATCAGCTTTCTTCTCTATTCCTTTTAATGCATTAGTAAGTTCACCAATAGATTCAGTTTGGATAATATTTCCTAAATCATAAATAGATGCACCAGCAGTATTGTTAGAAATAGCTAACTGTTTCATTTGCTCTAATATAGATCTTTGATTTGCCTTAGTAGAAGAGAATATATTAAGATCTCTTAATAATAAATCAGTACCATTCATTTCAAAGTTTACTTTTTCATCAGCAGATGTCATATACTGAAGTCTTACAGATGGTTTTTTAGCTTGATAATATTGTGCTAAATCAGTTCTCATCTGGTGAACTCTTGGCATTAAGTAATCTGAATGTTGAATAAAGTAGGTTTCAGTCTGTGCATAAGATCCTGTTACAGCTTGTTCAATTCCTTTAGCAGTATCAGTTTGTCCTATTTGTTGACCTAATCTTTGAGGAGATACACCAATTACTTCAAAACATTGTTGTTTAAAGTAGTTAGCCATTTGAATCCTAGATAACATCCTTTGAGTTTGTTCTAGGTTCATTACTTGGAAATGCTGGAAGTTTAATGCATTTTCTGTATTAGTAATAGAAGTATCCAATGGTAACATTTGGAAATTCTTCATTGCTACATAAGCTTTGGCTAAATTGTTTTTACCCCAATCACCTCCTAAAGATTTTTGTGGTAAAGCATTTTGATCCAACATAATAACTGTACCTAATTCATCTACTAGAATATCAGCTATCTGGTTATTAACAATGTTGTATCCAATTTGGAAAGGTTTCATTAAATCTACCATAGAAGTAGATCTTGTATTTCTATCATTAAATACAGCACCTTCTACTGGAAGTTTACAACCATAAAGTGTACTGTCTCCTTTGAATTGAAATTTTAATGGTCCTAATTTGTTTTGATCTATACCTAAGTACATTGGGTTAATACCTCCTGGATTATTCATACCCCAGAATGATGGATGGTTAGGTCCTATTTTAATACCTCCCCAAGTTTGATTAATCCATATCCAATCAATGTGCTCACCAAATACTAAGTTATCTTTAGTTTTATTTTTAACTAAAGTTGTATCATAGATTGGTTTATCTGTTACTATATAGTCTTCTGTGATGATGTCTGTATCTACTTCACCTGTTTCACTTATCTTAGTAAGATGACCTACTTTTCTTTGTGATTTCCAGTATGCTGTAGTTACCCTTAGTAGGAAGGCTGCACCCATAGGAGCATAATCCTCATTCTCAGACATGATCCAGTTAATAATATCTCCACCATTATAAATGAAGTTATCATACATAGACACAAACTGTCTGTATGCTAAACCTGGCATATTTGTATTCCACTCATGTGATTTAGTAGCATCATAGTAACTACCATCATTTTGATAACCTTGAAGTGGATAACCTGCAGATCTTACCGGGTAAATAGCTTCAATAGATTCTAATTGTTCTTGAGTCATTACATAACCATACTTGTCAATAACATCAGCAATGGTCATCATCTCAATTTTACCAACCCAGTTACCTTGAGAAATATATCTAGCATCAGGAGATTTATGATAGAATGTAGTTACAGGATTCCATAATTCTACATCATAATCATCATCATTCATTTTAAAGTGCCAGAACTCTCTATCAGTAATAAGCATATCTCTGAATCCTCTTTCCTCAAGCTCATCCATTTTAAATCTTTCTTCATCAATTTTATACTGATGAATAGCCCATTGTTCACACATACTTCTATAATCTTTATCAAAGAATGATTGAATCTCTGGTAAAGTTTTAAGATTTTCTGGAGACATTTGTTGTTCCATTTGTTGTTGAACTTCAGGATCATTTTGATCAAGACCTTGTTCAAGCATTTTAGCCATAAGCTTTTGTTGTGCTTTAGCTAATAATACTTCTTCAACTTGAGATCTCTTTTGTTCTAATTGTTCATTATAAGAGAATTCATCTACAGCTTTAAATGTAATTTTAGTATTTCTTTTTGCAAACTCAGCAGTAAGGACATTAATTACATTAGGAATGATAGGATAAAACTTTAATTCAAGAGCACTAACATCTTCTTTTGCTAGAGTGTCAACTATATCTCTCATCTCATTATCATCTTCAACAAGATAATCTGTTTTATCAATTACACCTTTAGCTAATTTGTAATTTTTCATCAACCTCCTGGCATTTCTTCTGATTTGCTTTAATCCATTCCATTCAAGCCAATCTAAATTCCAGGCTGCCCATTCTGCATCTTTTTCACTTTTAGGTAAAAACTGGAGAGGTTGAGTAATAGAACCCATTCTATTGTACTCAGCCTTTTTTCCAGACTTCATTTGCATTGCATTTAATACTTGCATATCTTTTTTATCTTAAATTTTTAAATGGTGATCTTGGTACTCTATAAGAAGAATCCCAATTACTTTTACCCATATGTCTAAAAGGACTATTAGTAAATTTATATAAATCTTGTGAATTATCCAAAGATTTTTTATCTGTCTTATCTATTCTCTTTTTGATACCTCTATTGGCTTCCTGCACTTTAGCAAAAGCTATAAGAGCCCCCAATGCAACTAGTCTATCCACATTCATTCCTTCTCTGTATTGTTGCATTTCTATCATTGCCATTATATCAGGAATCCTTTCAATACCATACTTAATTCTTACAACTACACCATCTTCTTTTTCAACTCTGTCCAGTTCTTCTTTACAGTAATCAATTAAGTAATTTAGAATGTAAGTTTTAAATATAGTACCACTATTTCTCCAACCATATTCAGTATATCCTCCTATAGAGTTTTCTATATCTTTTCTAAATATAATTTGATCTTTAGGAACAAGGTACTTTTGTTTTCTTTTTTTAATCATATGTGTTAGAAAGCCTGGTACATTGTTCTCAACAATAGTCCAAGCATTATACCACTCTATGAGTAACTCTAATCTTTCATGTGTTTTATTAATATCATCAAACCTTCCACACCAGCTTGCTACAATTCTATCTTCTTCAATATAAGTAGTTACTTCACCACCATCAATCTTAGTTACTTCTACTGGAATTTTATACACATAAATAGAACATAAAGATTCTGATGTAGTTGTTTTACCCTGAGCTACTGGATCTATAGAGGCATAATATGTTCCCCAACTAGCATTTTTATCTGGTCTTTCATAAACAACAATAACACCTGTTTTATCTTCAGTGTTTTTAGTTATAGGAAATTCACTAATAGGAATCTTATTACTCTTTTCTACATTCCATGTAGCATCTGCATTTCTTGATAAATTAATAAATTCAGTTACATATTCCTTTTCTTCAATTCTTCTTTTCTGAGCAGCAACTAAATGACTAGGAAATATAGAAACAGATCTTGTAGCAAATGCTTCTTCAATATTTCTAGGATGCTGTGATAACTCTAACTGGAAAAGCTCTGGAGATAAATCCTTTTTCTTTTTATCAAAGTATTCATCTAGCATTTTTAGAGCTTCCTCTACTAATGAGTTACCATACTTATCTACACAAGGAGGCATTGACCATTGTTCAGGAATAAATAATCCTGATTTACCATGAGTATTTTTATTGTCTAATAGATTAGATTCAACATAAAAAATATCATTAGCTTCTGGATGAAGTATCATTTCTCTTAATGGTTCACATTGATCTAAATCACCCACTGATCCAGCAGCAATAAAAGTACCTGTTGTAATCATACCTGATTTAAGTGCAGGCTTCATGTATCCAAATGTGTTATCCATCTTTGGAGCAATTCCTGCCTCCTCATGGAAGAAGTAAGTACATGGTCCCCCTACACCAGCAGTAGGATCTTTTTCAAATGATGTTCCTTTAAGAACTCCTTTCAAACCTTTGTTAGTTTTTCTGTTTTGACCTGGGACTGAAGTCTCAATTTGCTGTTGCCAGTCAAGGACTTTACCTGGGTTCATTGGTCTATACCAAGCAGTATTATCATCTAAGAAGTTTCTATATTCATTTAAGAATCTCCATGTATCATTAACATAAGTCTTAAGACTTGCACCTATTTTTAAGATAGGAGTTTCTTCAAACCAAATACAGTTTATAAGTTTAGCTGCATGGAAATAAGAAGAGGCTATCTGCCTTTTCTTTAATACAGCTGCATGTTTATAGAATAACTCTGCTAAAACTTCATATAATGCTAAATGGTATTGAGCATCTCTTATATCTGGGAAGGAGAATCTTCTTATCTCTTTATTATTAATTGGTAGGAAGTTCAACCACATGTAGTACTCTCTAGTTAGATACCAACACTTTTCCCCATTCTTAAAAATAACTCCCTTTCTACATCTTGTTTTTTGTTCATCCCAGTATGTTATATAGTCTTTACTTTTAACTGGAGCTGCTACATAGTAACCATTTTTATTATACTTTGAAGCCTCTTCATTAAATACAAATGAAGTCTCATCAAATTCATACTTACCTGGTTCTTTAAATATAGACAATACAAAATCTCTAAACTCACTTCTGGTATCAAAACTAGTTGTTGTCCAAGTACCATTGTCCCAAGTAGGAATATCAGTATAAAAAAATTTATCCATTTTTTAATAGCTTTTTAATTTTAGCTTCATCACCATCAGTTCTTTGTATAACATCAACTAATGTACTGTGATTTTTTGAAGTCAAAACATTTTGTAATTCTCCATTAAAATATTTGCTTGCATCTTCTCTTTTAAATGCAGCCCAACTTTTAATATGATAGTTATAATGAAATAACCAATTGTATAAAATATTATCATTGATCATAAGCTAATGAGCCTCCACCTCTTGTTCTAGTTAATTGTTCATCTTGTAAATCTTTATATACTCCTTTGTAAGATTGTCTTACAGCATCAAAGTCTTTTGCTATTCTAAGTAAAGCAGTAGCAGATCCATCTCTACCAAATGTTGGTTTAGTTGTACTCATTACTTCTGCCATATTATCTAGTGCAATTTTAATCCCATTATAAGCTCTTGATGTAGGAGTTTCATTTAACTCTTTACATTTTTGTAAAGCAATTAAAATCAATTCATCTTCAGAAAAGAAATTAGCATCTATATCTCTTAGGATTAATTCTTCTTTGTCATCTTCTGAAATATTAAAATACGGATTCAAGTCTTCACTAGGGCATGTCATATAAAATAAATAAGAATAAATAGATGTATAATCATCTGGATAACTCTCCATTATATCTTTAAGAAACTTTAAAGTATAACAATGTTCAGTAGGAATTATCTTTCCATTTTGTAAATCAAATAGTCTTATCATCTTTAATTTTTTTTATTTGTCCACAAAAAAGTTCATGTACTTGTTCTTTGTCATTAAGTTCTAAAAAAACATACCTAGCTGATACAAGACATTTACCATTTTTATCTTTTTCTAAACATATGTTAGGATTTGTCCAATAGTTTTGGTGTGTATATTCTTCGTTACTCATTTTGTTTTTTCTATAAATAATTTGTGAAAATCATCATAAGGTATATCAATACAAATACTGATACCTGGATCTATTATTATTAATGTATATGGTTCAGGTTCTCCATCATCATCTACAGATTCTCTGTAGTAAATTACACCATCTAAATCAAAAGAACATTTGGAAAAATGCAATTGCTCAATTCCTAAATCTTCTTTCATTTTACTATTTTCTAACACTAAGTTAAATTGTACTATATTTTTCATATTATTTTTTATTTTCACTTAACCAATTTAACATTGATAATACTTCTGATTTTAAATATGGTACCTCATAAGGAACCACTTCTTTTACTATTGGATCTCCATTTGTATCTTTTCTAGGAATAGGGTTTCCAAATTTATCTTCACCTTCCTTTTCAAATATAATATGATGCAATATTAGTTTACCTGCTTTGTATCTAGGATTATGTTTTAAAATAAAATACATGTATGTACTTAATTGTAAAGCATAATGGTTATAGTTACAATCATCTAAATGTTCTAAAGGATGTAACATTTTTGTTGATTTACCTTCCCAGTTTACAAAACTTGTTTTCTTAATTTCTTTGTTTGTTTTGTAATCTACAATATCAACTGTATCTTTTATTACTTCTACTCTATCTGACTGACCACATACTCCTACTGATTTTAAATATACAAAATGTTCAGGATAAATCCCTTCAGTAAGTTTCTGATTAGGAGCATGTTTTACTTTACCATCCCAAATAGGTTTGATAATAGGAATAGCTACACCTTGTCTTTGTATAGTATCTATACTAAGTAAATCTGATTCTCTTTGATCATGATACCAAGACCCTGCAGTAATTGCTCTATCTGTTTCACTTGCCCAATGAGCTTGAATTTCTTCAGGCTTCATACCAAACCATTTAGATTTAGGATTTTTTGCAGACTTGATAGATTGCTTAATAGGATCAAACTTTTGCTTAAACTGACCAACAAATGTTGTAACACTTACCCAATCTATTTTATCATTTGGGTCTAAGCTTTCATATTTATGATTCTGTGCTTTGAATATTACTGCCATTGTTATTTAATTAAAGTTTTACTTCTTTCCATTTAGCTCCATCTGGATGTGGACATTCTGATTCTAAAGAGCGAAGCTTTAGAGAAAGACTGCAACCACATTCCCCACAACAAGGATGTGTACCAGATACTACACACTTTTCTCCTTTTACATCTAATAAAGGACATGTGTTACAAATCATTAATCTTTTATAATAAACTTTTTCAACAGGATCTGTTTTAAATATCTTGTTGATCAGTCCCTTTAGAATCAAAGTTTTGTTTTTCCATATTGTTTTTACTTTGCTCATTTCTTAGGTTTTTAATTTTATTAAATTTCTCAGTTGTTTCTAATGCTTGTTTCTTAATGTTTTCTAAAAGAGCAATTCTTTCTTCAAGTTTTTTCTTGATGTGAAACTTTTTAAATTCCCCATCTAACTTATTAACTGCTCTAGTATATTTGGTTACAATCTCATCAATCTTCCAGTGTTTAACTTTGAATGTCCCTAGATTAGCTACAGATATGTTCATATATTCCATATTAACTATATCTTGTCTAATGTTTTTCCAATAGTAATTAACTACTGCAGCTACTAACTTATCTGATTGACCAGTTTTATTAGCTGTAACCTTTATAAAATCTTTAGCTTTTTTGGGATTCAATGTAAATAATTTTATAGTTTAACAAAATATTACCTTCAGTTTGAATCTGCAATTCACTATTAATTTCTACTGTTTTACTATGACCTGAACCTTTTTTAATAACAAGCTGATAGTTAGCCATTTTGGCTAGGCAGTTTCTAACTGTTTGTGGTGTTTTAAAAATAAGTCTGCTAAATGGTAATGTAGAATCCTTCTCTTTATTCTCAGGATCACAACAAGCATTACAAAAATTTGATAGCTCAGATTTTTTAACAAGAGCTAAGACTGTAAGACACTCAAGATCAGAGTCACTTATTGTTAACTTTTTAGTAAAACAATAAGTGATTATCTGATACTTGATAACCTCTTCCAAAGTCATAGCAACTTTCTTATCTACAAGGTTAACTTTAGCCATGTTGGTTTATTTTAGCTAAGTTAATCTTAAGAATTTGCTTCTGCTTTTTGTTCAGCTTCTTGATTCTCTTGTTCTTCTTTTGGTCCCATTGTCAAATGAGTCCTTTTGATAATACAACTGATTTCTCTTAATGCTGACTCTTCAATATCAGCTTTAAGTTTTTGATACTCAGCTTGTAATTTTAAAATTTCAATTTGATTTTTGAAAAACTCAGTTGTTTGAATTCTTCTTTTCATTAACTCTTCTGGAGTAATTTGCTCTTGTTGGTTTTCTGTTGACATAATTGTTAGTTTAACTTTATACAAATTTAATGTATAAAGTTTAAACTTACAATATTTATTTTAAAATTATTTAAATTTAAAATAAGATGCTAACCCTCTTAAACCAAGGTAAATAGCTATTAAAAGAATTGTAATCCAGAACCACCAGAATGTAAAACCAGTAAATTTAGTTTGATGAGGTTCTGTACATGCAGATACTTGTGTAGTTACTGAAGTTGAACTGGTTGAGATATAATGTTCTAACCATTGAATTCTAGCTTTTAATGAATCTGTTTCACACTTAATAACTAATGAATTTCCTACAGATTGAACTGTAGATTTTAAACCTCTGTTAGAAGTTGATTTATAAAACTTTTTTAATCTTCCTAAAGAATCACATAGTTCTGAACAAGGGTTCTCTAAATATATAGGTTCATTAACTATATAAGGAATACTAATTGTTGTATCTCTAAATACTATTGAATCTTTATATACATATGATATACTGTCTTTTGTAGTACAGTACTTTTCTAAGAATCTATTCTTTTGCTTTTTAGTTAATACACATTGTGTAAAAGTAATCAGTAAGAGGATAACCCAAAGTTTATTTAGCTTTTTCATCAGAAAAGAAATTAGTTAAAAACTTACCTAAAATACCTACTACTAATGTTACACCAATAGCTACTTTTAATTGTTCAGGAGAATATAATTCTTTTAATTTATCATACTCAATTAAACCTCCACCACCTACTAAAGCAGCACAAGCTAATAAAGCATCTCCAAGTTTTCTCCATTTAACAGGAGTAGGTTTATAATAATGTTTTAATGATTTCATTTATAATGATTTTAATAATTCAATTAATTGAGGATGTGGATACATATCACTTTTATCTGACCTTACATTACTGTGAGACCATACACCAGGCCAACCTTTTTGAGCAATTTGATTTACTTCAAAACAGTCATCATTTGTAATAATTTCTTTTAAGCCTTTTTTAAGATCAATTTTAGGATGCTTTTCAGCAATTAATATCATTAACTCTTTTAAACTTTCTAATTGTTTTTGAGTATAAGCATGATAATATGTATATCCTCTAAATGGTTTGTTAAGTTTAATAACCATTTCTTTAGGTATCACACCTTTTACATAATTATAATATTGTCCATCTTTACCTAAGATTAATGGACCATAATTACATACTTCAATAGCAACTGATTTTTTATTTAAAATAGAATTGTTAGGAAGAGTTGTACCTAAATGGTGAGCCCAGTATTTATCATCAAATGCATTTACTACTACACCATCCCAGCTATTATCTTTAGGATCTCTAGTAGATAATCCACCTATTACATAAGCTGTTGCTACTTTTAGACTTAATCCTGTTTTAGTTTTATCATGTTCCCATGAACCTACAGTCCAATCAGCTCTATGACTTCCTGCAGTATGATGAATATAGATTGTATCTTTTTCATAGATCTCACTATAATATTCATCTTTTTCTAATAGTATTTTTTTTATTTCCATTTTTAGTACAGTTAGTTAGTGTGTTTTCCCAATTGTGTTTGTACAAGCATTTGCACATTGGTAGTCAGCTTTCCCACTTGATCAGCTAAATTTCTAAGTTCAAGCTGGGTTGTTTGTTCTATTCTTTTTACATCACTAGTAAGCTGTTGCTCTACTAATTCAATTCTACCTTTGTTTTTACCACACTCTTCTACAGAAAATTTTACATCTGTATGTACAATCTTTAGGAAGTAACCAATAATACCAAATAGCAATAAAATAAAGCCACCAAGTAAACCGGCTACAAAATATATTAAATCTATGTTTTCAGCAGTCATAATTGTATAAATAAATAATACTGTTAAAATACAAATAATATAAATTTTATAAAAGTTTTTTATTAATTATTTATTATTATAAATAATAATTATTTCTAATTTCTATAGGGACACTATCTAATTCTTGAAATTTTGTAAATAAAATAGGTGTGTAATTTATAACTAATTGATCAATTTCATTTAATGCTTCTTGCTCATTTGGGAAACTAAAAAAACTAGCAATATAATCTGATATTTCTGGATCAGATGGTCTTAAACATACATTAGCCTCTAAATCTGGCTCAATAAAATAACTTGTTACTATTGTAAATTGTTTCATAATTATAAAGAATAAACACCTAATCTATAAACATCAAATTGTCCTGAGTTATTAATACCACCTAATTGTGAACCCATAGTTCTTACACCAAAGAAATTTAATCCTACTGTAGAAGCTGGTAAATTAGTTGATAAAGTTCCTTGTGCAACATCACCTGTTCCTTTATTTACTATTCTGTAAATAACATTACTTGAGTTTGGAGCATTGTATAAGAAACAACTATATATTGTTGTAATAGCAGCACCTGCTGTTCTATTTGATGGGAAGCTACTTCCTAGATCAGTTTTAGTTACTACACCACTTGCATCATTGTGCATGATCTGTAAGTTAGCATCTCCTGAGTCATTAGCAAAAGCAATAATATTTGTTAATGCAGATGGTTGATCATTATTAACACCACCAATTAATAAATCAGTAGTAGATGATGCTAACCCCCAAAAGTTATGTGTACCTGTTACAAATGCTGTATCTGATATATTAAATTCACCGCTATATAAAAAACCACCAGTAAGATACCAAAGTAAAGCAGAACCTCTTAGTCCTGTATATCTACCTACTGAAGTAGTAGCTGCCACCATACCCATTCTTATACTTCTTGTTGCAAATGATGTAGATGCTACAGCTCTTGCGGTTGCTGTTCCTGTAATTGAGAGTGTAATACTTGGTGCAGTATCAACTGTTATTGAGCTATTTCTAAATGTGCTACCTCTCCAAATTTCATTACCAGACATTTTAGGAATCAATGATGATTCATAAGTTGGGATATTTAATGTGTTTCCTATTAATGTAGCTACACCATTTGTTCCTGTTGTTGTTAAAGTTATAGCATTTTGCTTACTATTAAATGTAGACCAATCAGTAGAGGAAAGATATCCATCTGCTGTTGATGATGCAGCACCTTGTATGGTATTAATAGATGCTGTTTTCCATTGGCTAGGAGAAACTGTATTATCATACCACAATGTGTCTTTTAAATTTGGACTTTGTGCTTGGACATTATGTAATTCATCTAATTCATAACCATTTTGAACTCTGACATACATTCTACCTGAACTACCATTACTAGCAGTAGTAACTACTCCTAAGTAAACTAAATGATTTGGAGCATAAGGTTTTACATTTGTTATTGTTCCTGCAGTTGCACCTAAATATATAGCATCTCCATCTGCAAATGTTGCTGTAGGTAAAATAGATAATCCATCTAGTAAACCTTGCATCATTATTAAACCTTTTTGATTTGAAGCTATTGATGTTGATAATACAATCCCAACTGTTTGAGCAGATGTAGAATCACCTACATTACTTGCTCTTTTAACTGTCATTCTATCTCCTGTTCCACTAAAAGCATAAACAGGCATACCTTTTGTCAAAGTAACAGTATCATCATTTGTTACATAAGAAATTAAAGTATTAGGTGCAGTACCAATAGCTTGAAAAACATTTGAAGTTGAATTGTAAACACATAACATTTCTCCTCCATTAACAATATCTCCACCTATTAAAGCACCATCATTATTTCTATATAATGGTATAGCTCCTAAACTATTAATATTTAATGTAGCAGAAGTAGTATTACCATTTGTAAATCTAATTAAGTAAGCATCACCATCAGTATAAGCTGTTACGCCTGTTATAGTTGCAGTATAAGTATCAGTTCCACTTGCTATTGCAAAAGGTATTCCACTACCACCTCCACCTGTTTGGTCAACCCATTCTAAATCATAATCAGTATTTGTAGCTTTAGCTAATACTTGTCCAGTAGTTCCACCATCAGGTACAACATTAGTCATTAGAACCCAATTAGTACCATCTGAATAATAATAGTCATTATTGTAATAAACTATTCTTTTAGGATTAGCACTTGCAAGGTTTGTAGTTATATCTAAAGTATCAGCCTTTAAATTATCTACTTTGTTACTTTGTAAATCTATATCAACAAAATATTTTTTAGATGCCATTTTGTTTTTGTTTTATATGTTGTAAAAATACTAAATATTAGTATCTTTTGTTATTATCTCATTTGTTGTAGTGCCATTATTATACTCTAATTTATTTGTATTAGAGTTAAATCTTAAAGCACCCTCTTTTGTCATATCTACATTAGAACCTATAACTATATTAGTTAATGTGCTTCCTTGCATATCTAAATTTACATTATATTTTTTAGATTTTGACATTTTAAATATTTTTATAAAAAACCACCCCAATTAAGGAGTGGTTTTATTATGTGTATTGTATTAAATTGTGTTAATTTAATTAAAAATTACCTGCTGCTTTTATAATAGAAACTATTACATTTTCAGATGGTTCAAAATTAGATGCAATATATAAAGTATTATTAGTATCAGGGTACATAAAAAAATCTGCAAATATACCTTCATACCTAGAAGTTGCAATAACACCTGCTGTACCTAAATTATGAGTAATAGTTGCTTCGTATACACCTGCACCTGCATTATAAGTCCACCCACTTGTTCCAGTAGTACCCTCAATTATAGCGGTATAAGATTGAGCATTGATAGCAGCATTTCTATCAATTACTTCTTGTGCAATTTGAGTATCTGTATAATCATTAGCATCAGATTCAGCAGTTGCAGCAGCACCATCAACATAAGTTTTGTTAGCAGCATCACCATCGTTTGTTGGAGTTGGTAAGTTGATAATAGAATTACCTGATGCATTTAAATTTGAAGCTAAAATAACACCATCTCCTACATTTCTTTCTTGTAAATAAGTAGTTTGTACAAAGTTAACATTAGTAACACTTTGACCACCCATGTCAATATCACCAGACATAGTACCACCTGTAAGTGATAATTTCAATGCATCTTGACCATCAACATAAGTCTTGTTAGTAGCATCACCACCATTAGTTGGAGCTGGTAAGTTTGTTACTTTACCAGTATTTTGAAAATCTAACTCACCGCCATCGAATAATACATTAGTATTGACTGGTGCAATAGTATTAACTGATAAGTAATCAACACCAGTAACATTATTACCAACCATGTCAATACCACCTGACATAGTGCCACCTGCTAATGGTAACTTGTTAGATGTGTTATCATCAACATAATCTTTGTTAGCGGCATCTGCACCATTAGTTGGAGCAGGTAAGTTAACAATGGTTTGAGCATTTTGAGCATCTAAACCAACCAAAAGATTAACATTAACGTTATCTCTGCTATAAATGTCATTAACAAAAATAGCAGCAGTTCTTAATTCAGTAACTCCACTAATATTGTAAGCATCCATTTCAATGTCACCTGACATTGTACCACCTGCTAAAGGTAATGCAGTAGCTACTTGGTCATCAACATATTGTTTATTAGCAGCATCATCATTAGTTACTGGTGTACCAATACCATTAACTCTTTGATTACCAAGATTAATTTCCTCAGCACCATTAGCTACAATTAAACTACCTCCGACACCAATATTTAATTGATTAACTCCATTAATATTATTACCACCCATATCAATAGCACCACTCATAGTACCACCAGCTAATGGTAATTTGCTAGAAATCTCAGGAGTAATTTGAGCATCAATTTTACCTTGTAATGTAGCAGGAGTTACAACAACTGCACCACCTTCTGTACCATCATTAACTTCTGTTTGTGTAGCTAATCTTACAATACCATCAACAGTTTCAGTAGCTAAAACTACATTACCTTGAAGAATTAACCAATTAGCAGCAGTAGAACCTGGGTTATCTAGTTTAGCAATAACTAAATCACCAACTTGTACTGATTCACCTAAGAAAGTACCAACAGCAGTTGCTACCCAAAAGAAACCTTTTAATACAGTTGTATCAGCTGCAATATCAGGAGTGTTAGTAGTTGGATCATAACCACCTTGTAAAATAAGACCACCTGTTACAGCAGAAATATCTGTTAAGTTAGCTACTTGTTTAACAGCAGTACCATCAAAATATTCTAATCTAGTTCCATCAAATCTGAATGAACCAGCTTTAGTCATACTTGAGTTAGCACCAATTGTTGAATTGTTAAGAGCATTACCTTGTAGGTCAATGTCTACGAAGAATTTTTTTGAAATTGCCATTTTGTTTTTTTTGTTTAGTTTTTGTTTTGTTTATAATTGAGTTGTTTAATTAGTTACAGTATACATAACCAGTTGTTGGGGTATTAAAACTTACTTTAACAGTATTATTATCAATCCATCTACTACTTGAATAGAACATCTAGTTCCTAAATTATGATTTACTGTCCACTCAGTAGAGGCAACACTTTGTTGATGTACAAAACTGGAATCTGATACACTATTTACATAATCAAATTCACCAGATACTGGATTATATATATTTTTCATATCTTAAATATAATTAATATTTGTGACATTTCCATTAACATCATATGTTAAACTTTCTAATATTGTTTCAACTCCTAACTCAGTTGTTCCTATATGTGTTATAGTTGTAACATCATTGTTAGCATTATATGTTAATGTTCTGCTGTAATTAGCAGCACCTGATATTCTATCTATTTTAGAAATAGAATTGTTTTTAATCTCCTCTATAGAGGAAACCATTGTAGCTTGATTATTAAGAATATCAGTTAATAAATCAATTAAATCAGTAAGAGGTGCAACCGATGTAGAAATCTCTCCTAATATTTGCAACTCTCTTAGTTGATAAGGAAAGTTATTTCCTTTATTTCCCTGGGTTTTAGTATTACCTACACTCATGTTTTATTATTTATAAAGTTCTTTAATTCTAGCTACTACATCTGCATCAGTCCATTGACCAATAGCATCATAAGCAGCTCCTTCCCAAAGAGTTATAACTCCTAATTGTTGAACAAAAGCTTTAACTTCTTTTCTTTCAGAGTTATCAACAACTTCTTCAACTGTTAAATCATTAACAGTTCTTTTTAATTCTTTAACTACTATTATTTCTTTAGGTGTTTCAAATGTTATTTTCATAATTATTTTTTATTTAAATATTAAATTCTAAATGCTTTTACAGTATTATTATCTGTTGAGTCTATCCATAAATAAGTACTACCTGATGATCCTCCTGTTAGAGATGCTGTTGCAGCTGCTAATCCTGCATATACAGGCATACTAGAATTACTAATTATAAATTGCCCATTTTTAGTATTATTTTTACCAGCTGTATGTCCAAGAGCTATTACATATGAACAATTACTTTGTTCACCAGCTCTTACACCAATATAGTTTGAATAAGGTGCATATGAATTATAACCAGCTGCATTTCCTATAAAATTAGAACTTGATGAATTAGGAGAATTTCCACCTGCTGATGCACCAATAAAATTAGAAAAATTTGAACCTGAAGCTGATTGACCAGCACCACTACCAAGAAAAATTGAAGCATTTGAATTTGCAGCTCCAAATCCTGCTGATAGACCTAAAAAAATCGCACTTGAAGTATTATATGCATTTACTCCTGAACTACTTCCTATAAAAATTGCTGAATTACTACTGTATGCATTATAGCCTGCATTATCTCCGACATATAATGAAGAAAAACCATAAGTTGCTTGATATCCAGCACGATATCCTATAAATGTGCTATTATTTGCTCCATCAGTTTGATAACCTGCTGATGTACCTAAATAAACACTATAATTGCTAGAAGGTGTATCTTGCCCTGCAGATTCTCCAAAAGCTATTGAACCATTACTGTTTATATTACTAGTTGCTGGATTTATTGAATATAATGATGTACCATATACTCCAATAGTTGATGGAGAAGCTATATCACTTATACTAATAGCATAAGAAGCATAAGCATTTGGATTAGATGGTCCTGATTTTCTGTTACCTGGTTGGAATACACCAACTTGTAGATATGTTTCATCAGGATTTATGTCTGATTGAGAAACTAATTTACCTTCTTTAATTAAGGCTTGTATGTTTAAAATATCCATGATGTTTTATTATATATACAAATATAATAAAAATATCAGCATCTAATTGATCTGTAAGAAGATGCTGATATAATTATTTTATTAAAATGATTTAACTGCACGTACAGTAAGTGCTGTGGTCTTACTAAGACTGGAGCTGGTAATTCCATAGTCAAAGTTGCAGCTCCATGCATAGTTGATACCATCCTCTGTACTACTCCAATATAGTAGTGTATTAGATAATAAAGTACCACTTCCTAAAGCACTAATAGCTTTATTAACATGGTATCTATTATTATATACTGTATTAATCTCATCTATAGAAGGAATGTGCCATCCTTCTCCTAAAGATTCAACCCATGTTTTAGCAAGACTATCAGTATATAAACTAGTATTAGTAGCACCATCCCAAGTACTATCAGCTCCAACTAAACTTGCTGGATTTTGTAAAGAAGTGATTGTTTCTGTTAAACTAACCACTTGTCCATGCTGTTGACCATCACTACCAGTATAAAGGTTAAAGATGATTCCACCTAAAAATTCTTCACCTAAGTAACGAATTCCTGGTAATGATGCAGCACCTATTGATTGGTTAGCTAACTCCCAATTAAATTTTCTTTGTAATTCAAACTCTTTCATTGTTTTATATTTTAAATTGTAAATTTTCTAACTGCTCTAACTGTATATATATAACTTTGTTGATATATAAAAGAAGTAGTTTTACTAGCAAAATTTAAATACCAAGCTCTATCATTTTCATAAGAAGTACTACTCCAATACCAAAAATTTGGATTTGGGTATCTAAAATCATCTCCTCCTGCTTGTTCTAAACCTTGTGAAACATTATATAAATTTGTAGAAATTAATCTAAGTTCTTCAATAGCTGGTAAATACCAATCAGATTTTGTGTTTCTTGTTGAAATGGTACATTGATATGCTGCTGTATTTGTATTTTGTGCTACTATTGAATTTGTGTTAGATTGACCATTCCATAAACTAATTGCATTATATGAACTATTTGTACTAGCCCATTCAAAAGCACCTATGTTTTCAGTATCCACAACTAAGTAATTTTGTATACCTCCTGTTATAAATCTATGAAAAATAACTCCTCCTTCTGCAGGTACATACTCCCCTATTTCATATTTAAATTGTGAGCCGGATACATTACTATTTATTTTTTCACTAGCTAATTCCCAGTTAAACTTTTTTTGCAACTCAAATTCTTTCATAGTATATAAATTTAATAATATACTAATATACTATATAACCTGCAGATAAACAAGCACTTAAATAAAAAAACCCTGGAATGGAAAAACCAGGGTTTCAAGCAAACAATTAATTAATCTAAAGCCCCATGAAAAATTGAGCACACAAATATAATACATTATTATATATATAAAAAATCAGTAGGAAGAAAACCCAAAAAATCTCTGTGGGGTTTGGGGTGGGCAAACTATATAGATATAAGGTAGGCAGGGGTCCTATTCAAAACTCCCCCCGGGGTCTACAAACTTCCCCCCTACCCCCTATGTCTAGCTATGCCCTTTCCTAAATTCATCTATGAAAAAAGTTTTTTTCATGCTAAGTATCATATCTCATAAACTATCTTAATCTTAAAACTATGATGACTTTGATTCTTGGATTCCCTGTTGCTATGTCTGATCATGACTCTTGGACAAACACAAAAAAAGCTTTATCTATCTGCTGGTGTGCAGTATTAGATGTGTGCGTTGTAGCACTATGTATGGTATAATGAAAGGGGTTAATTCCCCTTTTGTTTTTTCTTTATGCTGTGTATTATATCTCATGAACTTACCTGATGAAGTTATAATCCCTTCATCCTATTATATAACTCAACTCAGAGGCTTTCTCCTTATTGCTTTGGAGATGTAAGGACCGTAAACAGCTTTAGCAGGCACAAAGTAAGGCACATATTGTGTCTTACTTATTTTTCATTCTGTGTATCATATCTCATTAAGTTCCTCAAATTAATATTAACTCTTAAAATATAGAAATCATGTTAGCACATCCATTAAGCTATTTAGAAGCTCCAACTGTTGAGGTTATGAAACCAACAACTAATCTAAAAACTATTATAATCAATGCAGATCTTACTGTTATAACAGC